GTAGAAGATGTCGTTGTCATAAAACTGAGATACATTGTGGTAGTCGTACCAACTTTGGCTGTATTGAGATATCGTCTCTAAATCTCCCTTGGTAAGAGATTGGTCTATCTTCATAAGCTCAGTAAGAGGAACTGTCTTCACTTCTCCCCAATAGAAACAATCTTTAAAATGAGGGTCTTCAGTGTAGCTGTATACCACATTTGCAGGGTCTACATACGAAAGCTCTACGCCTGCGCCAGGAAGAAACTCATGCCTAGTAACCCCAATCCCTATTACAGTAAGGTCATAGTCCACCCTCTTCCTTAGGTCGTAGTAGTTGTTCTCTTCAAATATTGTATCGATAGCCTCCTCTTCCGCTATCTCAATAGCAGGTTTGTAGTTTAGATTCATATACAAAGCAAGCTCCTCATCGTTTTTAGGTAGCTCCTCTTCGGGCATAACAAAAGGGTCTACTCCCGACTCTTGCTTAATTATCCCAAGGATATCTTTAGAAAGCATCTGACCCTCTATCATATCTTGGTACTTGTTCTTCTTAGCCTGAGACATAGCATCTTGCGCTTGTGCCTTGGCAGAGAAAAGACGATTAGACATACCATTTACAACGATATCTACAAACTTAGGGAGGATAGGTACAGGTGTCCAATCCAAGTTCAGATACGACAAATCTCCATCTACAGCAAGCTCATCTTTGTATTTTCTTACCGACTGTTCACCCCTAGCATAAAGTCTAAGGTTATGAAACTGCCTCCATTGGTCGTAAAACCTACAGCCCGATCCATCTTTCTTGAACCACTCATACTGTATCGCTTGTCCGACCTGAAGACCGAATACATCAGTAGCCTTCTCTGCATCAGATACAAACTGACTAGGGAATCTTTCCGGTGATATGTCTATCTCTATCTCTTTCATTATCTTATTATTTGGCTTGTTCTACCTTTGTTGTTATACCTTGCAAAGTTAATACTTATTTTTGATTGCTTTTTTTGAGGAGTGTATAAATGCCTCTGACAAGCCATTATGGCGAGTCCCGAACTGATAGTGGCATCAAACCTTGTCCTATTGTTTATGTCAAACTTAGCCCAATCCTCAAGCGTCCTATTGAATGGCATGTCTCCAATCTCATCGGCAGGTCTTGAGAATCCCTCAAAGTCAAAACCTACATACTTCTCAATATACGACTCAATAGCTGATGCATGTGATTGCTTGACATCCTCTGACGTATTAGGGATGCCGCCAAGCTCACGCTCAGTCTTTGATAGCTTGTTATATGTCTTGTCCGGCCTGTTCATGCTGAAGCCCCGATACCCCCTGTTCTTGAGGTGGTACAAAAGTCTAGGTTTGTTATTCTCTACCAATATTGGCATCCCATAGAACACACAAGCCATCAATACCTCTTCGAAAAATATCTCTGCTGTCTGAGGTCTAGCGACATACTGCAAAAAGAAATGGTTGGAGGGACCCTCGGACATGTGAAATTTTGTAAGCCCGTGTAATGCTCCATTGGAGCCACCACCCCCTACAACACCTGATATATCGTATGAGTCACAGCCAAAAGCACCCATATGCTCATTCCCTGGATACATAGTGCCGTTCTTATTGATGACGTTGTTCTGTAGCGCAGCAGGAGGAGTCCATGATATTAGGAACCTGCCATTCTTTTTCGGTGTCCATATAACCTTAGTATCCTTTATTCCGTTCTGCCAATGGAAGCCACCTCTTGTGACCATGTGGTCTTTTATCAAGCTGTCATTGTAGTCTATCTGCTGATATATCTTTGATAGATTGAATATCGATGCCTTACTTTCATCTCTGAATGCATGCGACTCAGTCCTTGGAAACTGTCTGTAAAACTCGTTTAGCGCATCAGCATCACTCTTTAATGAGTCTACCTCTGCCTCCCAATAGTCAATGGCTCCCTGTTCTATCAATTCCCCATCTACACCCATGATAGGCTCCTCCGGAGTTCTGAAAACAGGCATCCCATATCTATCTATGAATCCCTCTAGGTTCCACTCCATAGGAATGAACAAACTATATAGACCTGTCTTCGTCTGTCCGTTAGCATTTCGCTTCTTGGTAGTTGACTCTTGATACAGCTTCTTGAAGTTCTTACCACCCTTATCTAAAGAGTTACAGGTAGACCCCATCATACACTTACCAATAATCTTTCTACCCAAGCGTAGACATGTCTTTGTTACCTTCCAGTTGTTTAGGATGTTATTTGGGCGCAACCACTTACCGCTCTCATCGTGCGCAAGCATTAGCATCTTCTCACCATCGTAGGAGTTGTCATCGGTACTCTTCCAATCGATAGTGGTATCCAATCCCTCTAGGTCGTTCTCCTTGTCATCATACATGTTCTTCTTGGTAATCTTAGATGCAGGGACCCTAAAGGCAAGCTCTGTCTTCGGTCTATCCATACCATCTTGGATAGGCTTGAAGAAGAACGGCAGCTTTTTGGCTATCGGAACGACCTTATCAGTAAACATCTTCTTGGCATCAGAACCTGTCTTAGACAAGATACCTATCCGGGAATCTCTAGCCAAGGTGCCAATGTTTACACATTCTGATGATGACATGTAGGAGAAACCTGAACGTCTAATCTTTAGGTACACTTGGCCAAAACATCGGTGGTCGGCTCTACATGCTTCCCAATATATCCAAAAGATTCTGTTAGCTTCTCTGAAGTCGGGATATCCAACGTCAATACTTGACCACTGTAGGTACATGTAGTGCGCTCCTGTTATATATGTAGGCACTCCATTGTTCATAAACCAATGGCCGTACTCACGTTTGTCAAACTCATCCTCAATATAATCTACCCACTCAGCCTTAAACTCATTGGGCATGCTGTTCCATTGGAAGATTGACTGTATCTTTTTTAGTTCTTTAGGCTCCTCTTTACGCTCCCAATATTGCTCACTCTCCTTCTTGGACCTGCTATTGCACTCCTGGGGGACAGATGGCAGTGCTATCAAAAGACCTTGTATGCTTATAATGTCTCCTATGGTACCATCTTTTGATATGACGATGATATCATAATCACTGTTATACCCATATTCCCATTTACGACTGCGATTACGTTTCTTTATCACAGCCGGGTCTATGTAGTCATCGATTAAGACATATAGCTTATTTTGATCTTCGTTCAGCAAATCCTTGTTTAGTGTTTATTTTCTTGTTTACAATATTTTTGCAGGAGTCTATTTTCTCTTTCTCCTGTTCTATTTTTTCCAATATAGCAAAAGCATCGAATATTGCCAACTTCTTTGTTGCCGCAGCATTCTTCAACCTGTCAGCAGCAAGCTCATCTTCAGGATTCGGCTTGATGATTTCTTCTTCTGCAACCTTTATAAGTTCATCCACTGCTTTGTATGCCGCTGCAATGATTTTGCTTTTCTTATCTTTCATAACACCATCGATATCTGATGGTCATAAAGTCGGTACAACTTCTCACCATCTACATTAAATTCATAGTTACAGTTCGGTTTATGGGCAATAATGTCTCCAACCTTTACTCCTTTACTCAAAAGATAGCTATTAGGGTGTGTTATTTGCCCCATATTCGGCTCTTCTTTCTCAAGAGACTCTATCACTCCACTTCTCTTTTTAATTGGCTTTATGAAGCAATATTTGTCGTGAGCATTCCACTGGCCATCTTTCTTGAACATAAAGAATTGGTCCCACTCAACCAAAAACAAATCATCCTTCAAAAAACTTTTGCCGCTCTTCTTTCTACCATACATGTCATTGTAAAATTTAAACACGTTATGGTGGACAAGCAACACATCTCCCTGCTCTATATTTCCCTCATATCCTATCGGAAGTTCTACTACCTCCGCTTGCCTGTTCGATGCTTTGTGATTTTCTTCCGAAGTATTTACAATAAAATCAACTCCGGATATATCTTTTTTATTTACGTACCTGCTGCCGCCTATCGGTCGGACAACAAAACTCCATGGTGACCGCATATTAAAAGTTTATGTTATACTCAATACATGATGGCATAGCCACACTAAAGCACTTCCATAAGACAACCTCATCCCCTCGCTCTATCCATATCTTTAGCTTACCTGCTTTCTCTTGGATCAGATGAATGGTGTAGTTGCCCCCTAACACCTTCTGCCCTACAACGTAGTTCATGCTAGACTTATAGTCGGGACCTACAGATATTTTTCTGATGTCCCCCATTATACTACAATCCTAAGTTCGCCTGTGGCTGTTTTATAAATCCTATCCAAAGCAAGACCACCGGCTACTGCTGAAGCATTGTCTGCATACGTAGGCAAACTTATGATTGATATAGCATTTCCTGTTTTAGGCGCAATATTATCAAGGTTTGCCGTAACAGCCTCTACATTGTTAGACAAAATAGCTCTCACTCCATTTACTGTTCCTGTGGAAGTGACAGTGCCACCTGTTACTACACCTGTAGCAGTTACTGTGGCAGCATTCACTCCTGTTGTTATTGATGCGCTATTCCCACTTACAACACCCGTAGCTGTTACTGTGGCAGCGTTCACCGCTCCTGTAATGGATGCACTAGCTCCATTTACTGCTGTTGCTGAAGTGAGAGTAGCGGCACTACAAAGTCCTGAGATTGTAGCAGTAGCAGCATTCAATCCTACTGATGCAGTAATATTGTTAGCCGTAACAGTAAGCCCAACTATATCTCTACTAGCTGTAAGGTCTGTACATGATATGTTGCCTGTTAATACGATGTCATTAGTGGCTGTATTCCCTGCTGTCAATACACTATTAAGTGTTATAGACCCTTGAAACAAAGTCAAAACGTCAGATAACAAAAAGTTCTTGGTAGCATCAGTAGGAGACCCTCCCACAGAGGTACCTATAACCTTATCTGTTAAAGCCACAGGACTCGCATTGTCATACGTGCTTATCTTTGCCATTATTTTTCTTTTTTCTTGACTTGCCCAGTCTCCATGTTGATTACTGAATCTAAGCCATATTTATCAATTAATTCTTTCTCTTTCAATTGAACCTTCTCCTTGTAGTGGTCAATCATTAATAGTGTCTCATGCTTTTTAATCTCCAAGTCTGCAAGGAATGACTTTGCAGAGTTTAAATTCTTGATAGATTCCTGGAGAAAAGACAACTCCTCTTTAGTTAGTGTTTCCATTTTATTGTATTAAAGTTATTAGTAATCCCGTTGTTAAGCCTATTGTAAGTACACCTCCTCCAACTAAGCTAATCACTGTATTCCTTTTGGCGATTTTTGTTTTCTTCTTGTACAGGTTTATGATGTCATCGT